AGAAATATACGCAACAAGGAACAAAAATTAATTTAAAAGCTAATGATTTAAAAGCTAACCAAAGATATTTTTGCACTTATGATGGCGTTGATATAGTTGTTTTAAATCCTAACTCATTACCACTTTTATCAGGAACTTCTACAGCTTTGACAATATCAGCAGGAGTTATTACATTAAATAATAATTCAAGTTCATATGCTATAGATACTGAAGGATCAACATCTTCCGATGATTTAGATACAATTAATGGTGGACAAGATGGTCAAATTATCTTTTTGAGAAGTGCAAACAATGCTAGAAATGTAGTTCTAAAACATGCAACTGGCAACATTTTTAATCCTCAAATTAATTCTCAAAATAATGCTGCAAACAGAAATATAACATTAGATTTAACAACTGATTTTGTGTGTTTGAGATACGACTCTGCTTTGGCTTATTGGATAAATATTTCAAGTTCATTTAATATTAATAATTTTACAAATTCCAAAGCTACCTCAGGCTATACTTATTTGCCAAATGATTTAATTTTACAATGGGGCTTTACTTCGACAGGAGAACCTCCCATTACAGTCTCTGCCACATTTCCAATTGCTTTTCCAAATTCTGTTCTTCAAGTAACTCTTGGAAATAATTTTGGCGCATTTACAAACGCGCGCATAACAAGCTTGTCTAATTCTGGTTTATCTGTTAACGCGGATGAGTGGGCATCCTTTACAAATATTGGCTATTGTAGATACATGGCAATTGGTTATTAATTATTAATTATTAAAAAATATGACAGTAAAAGTAAATTACGATATAGAAACAACTTTGGTAAAAGGATATTATCCAGACATAATTAACTATGCGTCAATTCCTGAGCCTTACATTGAAATTACCGAAGAACAACATGAAATTGCCTTAGGTAAACAAATGTGCGTTGTTGATGGAATTTTTCAAGAATACATAACGCCTGACAGTGTTTTATTAGAACAAGGTAAACAAATCAAAACAGCTCAATGTCAAGATTACCTTCAAGGAACTGATTGGCAGGCAGCCGCTTTTATTAAATATAGCAGACCAATTGACGCAAATGTTTCCGAAAATTGTTTAAAAGCTAAACAATGGAAAATCGACATTGCTGCTTGCACAACTTTAGAAGAATTAGAAAATATTAACATTGATTTTTAGAATATGGCTGTATCAGGAACAAATACATTTACACAAACAAGAAATGATATAATTAATCGTGCTTATAAAATTATAGGAATTAAAACTCGGGGAAGAGATTTAACGGCAGAAGAAATTAATGAAGCATCGGAGGCACTAAATTTATATGTCAAAGGCTTAAAAAGTGAAGGTGTTTATCTTTGGAAATATGCCGAGGGAACTTTATTTTTAAAAGTAGGTCAAGAGAGTTATATTTTAGATGGAACAACCGCCAATGCAACAGAATCTTTTGCCCAAACCACAACTAATGCAACAGCAACAAGTGGAGCAAACTTAATTGTAGTTACTAGTGCAAGTGGATTTACTATTGGATACAACATAGGAATAATGCAAAATGATGGTAATTTGCATTGGACAACCATTTCTAATATAGCGGGAACAACAATTACTTTGACTGCTCCTTTAACTGATAATGTATCAAATGAAGCAACTGTTTATGTTTACCAAACTAAAATTACACGCCCCGAAGCAATAACATCAGCAAGGAGAAGAGATTCTTCAAATTATGATACTCCTTTAAATGAACTTGCTAGAAGTGATTATTTTAATCTTGCTCAAAAAACAGTAATTGGACAACCAACTCAATTCTATTACGACAAACAATTAAGTTCGGGAACGATTTATTTATATCAAGCTCCAGATGATGCTTCTAATACAATTAAATTTACATTTCAAAAAATGTTTTTTGATTTAAATACAGGCAATGACAATCCTGATTTTCCTATTGAATGGGCTGAAACTTTAGCTTTTGGTTTAGCTTCTCGTTTATCTTATGATTTTTCAATTGACAAAACAAAATCTGAACAAATTAAAAGAACATACGATGAAATGTTGCGTAATTTAAAAGGATACGATAGAGAAGATTCAATTTATTTTGTCCCAACTTATAATTTATATAGATAATGATCCAGCAAATACATTTTGGAGTAAATTCATATAAAGCTAAAAGTGGTTTAATATCTGCTGAACGATTAGTTAATTGTTATGCTGAAATAACACCTCAAACTAGTGCATTTCCTAATATGGTTTTAGGAACAGCGGGGTTTGATGTATGGTTAGATACAGCGGTTTCTTTGCCAATTTATGGAATGCATGTTATGAATGGAAATTTATTTGTTGTGGCAGGAAATAAAGTTTTTAAAGTTGATACAAGCAAAACAACGACTTTAATTGGTGAAATAACAAGTCAAATAGGTCAAGTTATTATGACTGACAATGGGACTCAAGTTACAATACAACTTCCAAGCGGTATTACTTATTATTGCACAGATTCTGCAGGATCATTATTGGAAATAACAGATGGAGATTTTAATAATTCTGGCTCAATAACAACACTTGATGGGTTTACTGTATCCGCTTTAATAGATTCAAATGAATTTCAATGGTCAAATGTTAATGCAACAGAAAATTGGAATGCATTAAATGCAGCAACTGTTGAGGCTAATTCATCAAAAATTGTTAGAGTTTATCAAAATAATTTAGAGCTTTGGTTTTTTAAAGAAGATATTATCCAAGTTTATTACAATACTGGAACAGGTAGCCCTTTATTTCAAAGAAAAGAAGGTGTTTATATTGAAAAAGGTTGTGCTTCTAAATATTCAATAGCAACTCTTGATAATTCATATTTTTTCTTAGGTAACGATGGAATAATTTACCAAACTATAGGATATCAATTAAAACAAATATCTACTTTTCCAATATCGCAGGAAATTACAGAATATGCAATAATAAATGATGCTATAGCTTTTACTTATATTTTAGGGGGACATAAATTTTATTGCATCACTTTCCCATCAGCAAATAAAACTTGGGAATACGATATATCAACAGAATTATGGCATGAAAGGGAAAGTATTAACAATGCAGGAAAAAGTGGAAGATGGAAAGCAAATTGTTATATAAATTTTAATAATAAAAATTTAATAGGAGATTTTGAAACGGGCGCTATATATGAATTAAAAGATAATTTGCATACTGAAAATGGTGCCGTAATTAAAAGAGAGGTTATAGGAACAACCTTGTTTAAAAATTTTGCAAGAATGACGATGTCAAGATTTATAGTTTGTATGGAAACGGGCGTTGGAATAACAACTGGGCAAGGTCAAAATCCACAAATTATGGGAAAGTTTTCTATTGATGGCGGTAAAACATTTAGCAATGAATTATGGCAACCAGTTGGAACGGAAGGTTCTTACTTGACGGAAATATTTTGGACGCAAATAGGGCAGGGTCGTTCTTTTATAGCAAAATTAAATTACACTGAGCCAACTAAATTTGTAATTGCTGGTTGTTTTGTAGAAATTGAAACAGAAAATGATTAATATACCAAACAATACTCAACCAGTTGAAGACAATGGCATGATAAAACCAGAATGGAATACATTTTTTCAACAAATTAAAACAGTAATAAAAAATGATTTTGCACAAGATATTGGTTTACCTAACGCTTTACAACCAATAATTGATGAAAACAAAAATATTAATAGAATTTGGTATAGTTTTTTTGAAAAAAGTTATAAAACAACTGGGGCATCTTTTGGCATTCCATCTTCCCAAGAAAAGTTGAGCAGTAAGTGGCATACATTTTTTGAAAATATGTATCAAGAGTTAAAATAATTGTTGAATATTTATTTAAAACATTAATAATGACCATTGTTTCTTGAGTAAATGTAAATAAGATTAAACATTTATATATTTATGAAAGGATTATCAAGCCTTTACAGAGGTTTGTCAGGTGTTGAGCCAACAGCTGATGACATAGGAGCAGTAAAAAAAGCAGGCGACACAATGACTGGTGCGTTAATATTAAATGGTAGCCCAACAGAGCCTAATCAAGCCGCAACTAAATCTTATGTTGATAGCAATTCTTCATCATGGGGTTCTATTGGTGGCACATTATCAAATCAAACAGATCTTCAAAATGCCCTTAATGCAAAACAAGATACTTTAGTTTCTGGAACAAATATCAAAACAATAAATTCAACTTCAATTTTAGGATCTGGTAATTTGTCAATAACCGCAAGTGCTGCTGGAACAAATACACAAGTTCAATTTAATGATAGTGGAAGTATAGGTGGAGATGCTGGTTTAACATATGATAAAACAACAGATAATTTGATTGTAAACGGTAAAGTTGACGCTTCTGCATTTCAAGTAAACGGAACAGCTGGAAATGGACATATTGATTTAAAACACCAATCTGTTGATGCGTCTCCTCCATCTGCATTTTCAGCTTTATTTGCTGATAGCAACGGAAATATTAAATACAAAAATGATGGTGGTTATTATACCACATATTCTACGCACACTAATACCGCAAATAGAGTATACACTTTTCAAGATAAAAGCTATACTTTAGCAGAAGCAGGAGCAAACACAGATATAACTTCTATCTTATTAAATCAAAGTGGTTTAGTGGTTCAAGGTGCGACTTCAAATGCACTTACTATAAAACCAAATGAAGCTTTTAGTGCATCACGCACATTAAACTTAAAAATTAATGATGTAGATAGAACTATTGATTTATCTGGCAATCTAACTGTTTCAAGTGCTGCAACAATTTCAGGAACTAATACTGGAGACCAAACAAATATAACTGGTAATGCGGGAACAGCAACTACTTTGCAAACTGCAAGATCAATTTATGGTAATAACTTTGATGGATCTGCAGCATTATCACAAATTATTGCCTCAACTTTTGGGGGAACTGGAAATGGATTTACAAAATTTACTGGTGCCGCAAGCACAGAAAAAACTTACACCTTACCTAATGCTAATGCAACAATTTTAACTGACAATACTGCGGTTACTGTTCCACAAGGAGGAACGGGTTTAACAACTTTAACAACGGCTTATGGTGTAGTATGTGCGGGAACAACAGCAAATGGATCTTTGCAAAATGCTGGTGCAGGAACTAGTGGTCAATATTTAAAATCAAATGGAGCAAGTTCATTACCAAGTTTTGCTAGTTTAGACCCAGCCACCACCACCAACCAAGGCGTTGCTTATATCAACAATCCAATCAGTGTTGCAAATAATGTAGGATCACCAAATGACACAATAAATTTTGGAGCTGGCACATTTATTACCTCATCGGGACAACAAATTTATGTACCCGCAATTACTAAAAAAATTCAATCAAGCGGTGCGTGGACTGCTGGAACTGGTCAAAATGGATTAGATTCGGGAGCAAGAACTGCAAGCACATTTTATCGAACTTATGTTATTCAAAATAATTCTACCTTAGCTTATGATATTTTGTTTAGCACTTCTGCAACCTCACCAACCGTTCCTAGCGGTTATACAAATTTGGGAATTATGGATTATGCTTTTATTCGAATAAATGCTTCTACAAATATTGCGGCTGCAAAATGGAATGTTAACGATAAAAGGCTTGTTTTAGGAGTTAATGAATCAATTCAAGTATTTTCATCAACCGCTGGTAGTGGAAATGTTGTTATTTTAAATACAACAGAAGCTTTAGAATATGTTGTTAGGCTTTATTTATCAACAACTACCACTGGCGGTTCTGATATTTCGGTGTATGGAAGTGAACAATCTAGTACTGACCCTCATGATTTAGTTTCTGTTTCAACCAACAACGGGTTTCAAGCAAATGGTGGAGGCTCTGTATATACATCGGATGGGAAAATATATTGGAAGAATTTTTCGACAGGTGCTGGTATTTCAACTCAAGTTTGCAAAATAAAATCAATAAAAATTAGGAGTTAATATGTACTACAAAATGAGACAGGAAGATGAAAGTTATGTAATATTTGAATCAGATTTAAATTTTGATGTTGATATTGCCACAAAACTTACTGACGAAGAAATAAAAGTTTATTTGCTTCAAAAAGCAAAAGACGAAAAATTGGCAAAACTCGAAGCATTTATTTTAGCCAAGAAAACCGCACCGTTTACTGCTCACAAAGCACCCGAAATTATAGGTATTAACCCTTATAAATTTGGAGCAGATGTTAAGTTTATTTGGTATGTTGATAAAATACCAAATAGCAATTTAACACCTGAAAGCGTTTTAAATAAATGCACTTTAGACACTGTTGACTGCATTAACGCAGCTATTAACAACAGCACTGATTTTGCATCGTTTAAAACAAATTACGCTAATTTTATCAAACAAAAGGTTGTTCCTTACAATACGCAAATTACTAAAGATGATAAACAAGTTGCAGGCGTAGTAAATGTATTCCCAGTTGTTTTAACTCTTGCTAATCATATTCAAGAACGAGAAATTTTAAACAACAAAATTTTTAAATTAAAAGAATACGAAATCAACTCTTGCAAAACTGTTGAGGAAGTCGAAGCAATTAAATTCGAATAATATGAAATCAGGATTTGAATTTATAGACGAACCAGTTTATACGCCAAAAAAAAATAAAAAAGATAAAATTGTTCTAAAAAAAGATTTAAGATTTTATATCAATTTTGCTGGTCAAAAACTTCCTGAACTTTATATAATTCCTGCGGGCTTTGAATCTAATGGTTTTACGATTCCGTTTATATTTAAACCTTTTTTCTCTAATTTTGATGTTGGCGTTGAAAATGCAATTGCTCATGATTTTTTATATTCAGAGCTAAGAACCTTTGACATGTTTCGTAGAGACGCTGACATGGCTTTTTACAGCGGTTTAAGGTCAAGTAGCTTAGAAGAGTGGAAAGCAAAAGCTTTTTATATTGCCGTTCTAATCTGGGGCGGTAGCAAGTGGAGGAAAAAGAAATGATTGATTTTATTACCATATTTAACTTAATGAAGCAAGCACCAGAATTTTCAATGCTGTTTGTTTCTTTTTTTATTTATTTAGTAATCGAGAATAGAAAGAAAATTATCAAACTCAAAGATTATGAAAATAAAGAAAATATGGGGATTTTTGTTAAAAATGAGATTAATGCATCAGAAACAAGAATTAAAGAATACATCGATCAAAAATTTCAAGCTTTAAAAAATGGACTTTAAACAGTTTTTAGAACAAATTAAAGGATTAACCGACCCCGCAATATTTGCTATTATTGCCAAATTTGCAGTTGGTTTTTATTTTTTAAAGTTATTATTTAAAGGGTTTAAAGAGTTTTTAAAATTTATTTTTGCAGTTAAAGAAAAAAAAGACAACTATGAAGAATCACAAAAAGAATTTAAAGAATTTAAAGAAACTTTTAATAAAGCAATGTTAAAAATAGAAGAAGATTTAAGCTTTTTAAAACCTTACAGAGATATAAAACATGATAAAGATACTGAAACTGAAGAAGCAAGAAAAACTATGAAATTAGTATTAGAAAAATTAACAACAAATAATAAATAATTTATGTTAACAAAACAAAATGGAGCTAAAATTTATTCAATTATTTATTTAATTGCTTTTTTACATTACCCGATTTTTATTGGCATTGATATTTATTATACGCCAGTAAAGCAAGAAATATTTGACAATTTAGGAAGATTCCTATTTTATGCTGGAAGTGGTTTTTTTGCCATTATTGGCTTAGGAAATATTAATTTATTAACTGGACTTTTAAAAAAATAATGCTTAACTTTATTTTACCATTGATTCTAAAATCTAAAAACTTTGCAATATCATTAGCAATAATTTTATTTTTTTTAATTCTTATTGGCTTTGTTCACAATTATTTTAAAGCTAAAAACAAAGTTAAAGAATATGAAAGAATTGAGCAAGAAACAAAAGAATTTCACCAAGAAAAAATCGTAGAATTAAAAACAACTCTAAATAAATCTAAAAATGCTAAAAAAATTGATTATAATGAGTCTGGTAATCTTGATGACGACTTCTTGCTCAAAGCCCTTGAGTAAAAGTTTATCACAAAAACAACTACAAGAATATATCGATACGCTTCCAGAATATCCGAAGCGTGAGACTTTTAGTAAAAAAGAGCAAAAAAGAATAGCATTGACACCTGTTCGTTTCAAGGTTTGGGCAGAGCAGATGTTGGTTCTTTATAAATGTGCTAAATTTAATGAATGTAATAAATCTAAAAAATAATTTATGTTTAATTTCTTTAAAAAATCAACACCAGCTGAACCACAAATCAAAAAATTAATTTTGAAAAGGTATTATTGCAATAACGGAAATTATCAGGAAGTAAAGAAAGGCGGTAAAATATTTAAATATGGTACAACGATTGGAGCTGTAATAGATGCATCTAAGCCTAATTACCCACCATTATTTTACACAATAGAACCCGCTAAACTTTACGCAGGAAAAGAAAATAATTCAGATAATTCGGCTACACACAAAAATGAATCTAGTTGTATACTAGCTGGCGTTTATCAATGTGTAATGACTTGGTCTAAACGCTTTCAAACTAAATTATATTTAGTTAAAAATACAAAAGATAGAGCTGGGGTAAGATTGCATGGCGGAAACTCGATTGATGATTCTCAAGGTTGCATTTTACCAGCCACTACATTAATTGAAAATTTTTCAAAAGCGGGGATAATTTATGATTGGTATGGAAGTCAATCTGTCAAAGCTTTAGAAAAACTTTATGAAATTGTTGGTAAAAAAGAATTTATTTTAGAAATTGACGATGAAAACCAAAAAGAAAATCTTAAATTAATTTTAAAATATAAGGGATACTAGTTGCTTAAAAAAGGGCTTGCAAGGGTTTATAACGGCGATAAGAAAAAAAGCTGGTGCGATTAAATTAATATTTTGATAATTCTTTTTTTGCTTCAACAATTAATTCTAAAACATAATCTTGATCAAAATATTTACCTTTACATTTTACGCACTCGTAAAATTGTAAGGATATGCCCTCTTGAGTAGAACCCTTATTACTTCCTTTAATAGAAAAAATTCCCGAACTAAATTTTTCACATAAATTATTAGTTTCTTGACATGTGTTTAATGATTTTTTGTAATCTTGAATTATTTTTAATATTTCTACAGATTTTATAAATTTATGATTAAGGGTTAGAGCTAAATCAAGGACATCTTGAATTTCATCTTTTATTTTTGTTGCTTTAAAAATATAATTAAATTTACTGAGCTTTGTCATAATTGGTGCGATTAATTATTTACAATATAAAGTTATTGCTATTCGCTCACAAGCTATAGCAGACTGCAATTCTTTTGCGTTTAAGCATTCGAGAATAAATTTGCTTTGTTTTTCAACATCGCAAATAGAATCTTTGCTTTTTATAATGTTTGTAACGAGGTGCATTCCGATAATAAACAAAAAAAATAAAAAAAATATAGCCAGTCCTTTGGCTACAATTGATAGAAAATCAAATAAATAAAAATAACAAATAACATATAATAACTCACAAACATAATTAAATAAAACGAATTAAAAGTTGCGAAACCGCACAGATAAACATTAAAACCGCTCCAAATAGACCAAATTTATTAGTTATTTCACAATTACACATAAAAAGACAAATTCCTATACCATATAAAATAAGCAACAATAATTCTAATATTAACATTTAAACCTCCATAAAATTGCTTTTAATTTCTTTAAGAACTACATCTTTAAAAAAAATAGGGTTATTAGTAATATAAGCATTAAAACCCATCGAATTGAGCTTTGAAAACCAGTCTAACTGTTCCTTTGTCAAATGTATTTCGCTTGGCGATCCTATTCTTTTTACTTCACAAAATGCGGTATCTCTATAGTTTATATTTGAAGCATAAAAATAAATTGAAATGTCAAAAAACCCCTTCCTAGAACCTTCCGCTTTTTTTCTTTTAAACAAAGCCATTCTTTGAATTTGAGTTAAATGACCAGCAGAACTATCGCCATTGTCATTTTGCACGAACTCAAGTTCATTAAATTTATTTAATTGCTTTAATTCGTATTGCAATAACGCCGCTTGTTTATAAAAATGTTGTTGCATGTCGCTTTCTTTCAATTGCGACAATCTATAAATAAGCAATTCATTAGGAGTTTTTGGCTCTTTTGGTATATCTTTATTAAACAAAAAGTTAATTTTATGCAAAAATTCTTTTGGCACTAATTTATCGATATTTTTTAAATCAATATATTCGGTTGTTTTATTTGCTATAACTGGTTTTTTTTTATAATAATTCATATTCTTTTTTTAATTCATTATATTCGTTTAATCGTTCCATAAAATTACCCGATTTAAGAAAATCAATAAGTTCAAGGCAATATCTATCTCTAGTGTTTCTAATATTTTCGCCAATAAATAACTTTTTTTCGTGGAAATTTTTATATCTTAACACAATATAACAATATTCTGTGTCATATTCATCATCGAAAAGAGTAGTTGTAGTTGTTGTAGTGGTATAACAAATGGCTTTTATAATTTCACCAAGACTTAAATCAATTTTATTGTCGTAAAAATTAATAAATCTAGCTTTTTCAAGCTTTTGTTTTAATTCTTCTTTAGCATTTCTTAATTCTTTTTTAGCTTTGTATTTTTTCCAGAATTTCATAATATTTTTATATAAAATTTTTCAATACTTTCTCAATTTCTTGCATATTTGAAAAATGTGGAGCATGACCGCAATTCTCAATAATATGCAATTCAAAATCTTTAATCCTTTCTGCAAATAATTTTGTTTGTGAACTAGGAACTACTGCATCGTTCGCACCGCTAAAACAAATTGTTTTTGGAAATTTTTTAAAATTAACATCGAAACAAGAGAAATCCCTTAAATGTAAAAGTTGTCGTTCTAAAGCATAATTGCTTAGAACATTTAAATTTCTAATCTTCATCTTTTCCCAAACAAGATTAGCATTTTCGTCGCAACTCGCACTCATGTCAATTAAATGTCGCATTTTTCCCTCGGGACTGTCTTTAAAACCATTTAAAAAACCATTAAAAATTTTTTCTGGCATTCCAACTTTATTTGTTTCATTCTCAACAAATTGAAATATTGGTGCAATTAAGATTAAAAGCTTTGTTTTTAATAATTTTTTTTGAATCAAATTAATAGCACAATGCGTGCCTAGACTCCAAGCGATAGTAATATCATATTCTTTGCAACCTTTGTAATCTTTTGGAAATAGTCCATCGCTATCATTGTTAGTTACATAATCGTGAGTCTCAAAATCAGCATCTTTAAAGATTTCTTTAAAAGCATTTTCAAGTGTTTTTGGTTCTTGACCCCAGCCATTTAAGCAAAGTATTTTTTTATTCATACATTTATTTATAAATTTTAATCATACCAAATTCTAATTATTCCACCGATAATACTAAACTCGTCTGGCGTTGGTAAATGACTCCCTCCGTCTATGCGATTTCTAGCAATCTTTACATCGATAAAAATTTCCATGTCGCCTATTTCAAATCCTACCCAATCTAATTGATTGATAGTTTTAAAAATATCGATAAATTTAATATCTGCATTGCCACATACTATTGCGTTATCTTCGCAATCTCCATCTATAA